CGAGATCGGATTTTAACATAGCCAAAGCGTTCTCAGCAGCCATGATTCCTGCGCTGATACCGTCGGTATCATTTGCTTTGATTGCCTTTTGAACTCCTTCAATTGCTGCCAAAGCCCTTCGTGCCATTGGATCCATTTTCTCGATAATGTCAAACATCTCGCTCACCTTTCGCATAACCTTCTATTTATTGACTATTCCCCTTCGAACCATCCAATCCCAAGCGTTTTTCCGTTTGCTTGATTTTGTGGTCAATGGCTTTTTCTTGAGGGGATTTATCATCTCGCTTATCGGTATTGACTGTCGCCCCTGTTGGCGCACCATCAACTCTTCGAACCCTGTCGGGGCTTGACCCCGCACTATTCCTGGTGTTTTCGCTAATGGTTCTCAAAGGAGGAATGCCTGTTCCAGCAGTTGTAGCGATGGAATCCGAGAATGGGATTGACCCCCTGCTTGCATCAAAGTTGGTTCGCTTGAACATCATGTTTGGGTCGTCAAGCAATTCATCCGTCTTTTGAACTGGCGGTGCTTGACCTCCGCCCCCGCCCTGTTGCGCCTGTTGTTGGGCGGCTTGGGCGGCAGCAACTTCCTGTGGATCGGGTTGCTTGAAATCAAAGTGAAGGATTTTATCGTCTATGCCATCACGTAGGTTCGCATCATATCCAGCCTGTTTCATCTGGATCATGTTGCGAATAGCCATCTCATCACGTCGGAGTTGCATGATTTCATCCTCTTCCTCATGCGGGTTGAGAACCAATTCCCATTCGCTCACTTCAAAGGCTTCAATAATTTGAGGGAACAGAATGCGGTTGTAAATGGATTGAGCATAGGCAACGGCTCGGTTGCTCACAACAATTTGCATACCCTCATTGTTGAGTCCACCGCCTGAAACGTCATTCATGAATACGTTGGACACGCCAAAGAATGCAGCGATACGCTGGCGAATGTCGTCTTTGATAGGGATATATTGCAGTTCTTCGAGGGTGTCCATCATTCGCACATATTCAAGACCGCCACGCCCAGATTCGGTTTCAACACCGATGGTTGGAATGTAAGACGGATCACGCTCAAGGTGTTCCTGAATGTTTCGTGCAGTTCGCTCAACGGTTTCCATGTTGGATGATTTTATGACCATCACGCCACGTGGCATACGCTTCTTTTGATATGCTGAATAGACGTAGTTATCCATCGCAATGAGAGTATTCACCTGCCGCCACATTGTCGCAACAGGGCTACGTCCATACAATTTAGATGGCGACCACTTGCTGATGTGGATAACTTCGCCCTCGGTATAGACCTGTCCTTTGCCGACACCAGCGAGGTTCATGTAGTGAATAGGAACAACTGGCATACCCGTTGTTGGGCATTTGTCCTTTGGGTCGCTGGTGCGGAACGTCCGATCAACGAGGCTGGTATATTGGCTTCCACCACGCACACCTCGCTTATCAGCAAGCATACGCATGAAAATGGGGTCGGCACGTGTAATCTCCTTAACACGGTAAAACATGACCTTCTTCGTATCTGGATCCACAAAGTATTCTTTTGTGAGGATAAGGTAGGCATCATCAACGATGTTTAAGTCCATTTCGATTTCTTTCATGATTTCAACAAAGTTCTGCATCATACCGTTTTTGCTCTCAAGCAATGCTTGGGCATATTCAATTTGTCCTTTGTCGGCTTTGCGAACTTCGCCACCACAGGCTTTGCATGACTCAACCTCTTGGTGATATTCGGTATCACATTCCCTGCACTTGACAACAAACTTTGGCTTCCATCCATACCCTTTACGGAATGTTTCAACGGCAAGATGGTTGAGGATGGATCGGAGAACTACGCATTCAAATGTTGCAGCGTATAGTGCGGGGATGGTGATTCCCTGCAACAAAGGAGGCTCTTGAATGCCAGATTGAAACAATGGCATTGTTGGCATAGGCGTTGTGTGCCTTTCCATATCAACGCCAATAGCGGAGAACAGACGTTCCATCCTCTCTTTATCAGCCATTTGCTACGACCTCCTTCATCTCTTCAAATGCTTCGAGCGACATGTTCCACGACTTCAATAAGCCAACTTGCTTTTGTGGTTTTGAATGAGCATAAGTCAAACACATGATGGCTTCTTCATCATCCTCAAGTGCTTTCTTCAAAATGTTCACCTCGCCTTTCTTTTCCTTCAAATGAGGCAAAGAGGCATCAATCGCCTTGACGACTGAGGTTTCTCCCTCAATCACCAGCCCGTTGCCTTCGGCTATAATTCCTCGCACACCAATTTCGGTGTTGAGGGCATGAGCATATTCCTTGCATACCTTTGAGTTGAAAGGGAGAATCAAGCGTGGAGTTCCACGTGGACTGATTTCAATTTCACCACCCATTTCATAGAGGTCGCCAATCAATGCCCCCGCATCCTTTACGAAAATATCATGCTTCTTCAAACCGTAAAACAATGCACGATCATTGTTCTTTGACCCTGAACCCAATGATTCAATGTCATAGAGGAATCCGTGTGATTTTATCAGCATCGCAATTTTGGTGGTGCTTTCAGGAACGCCATGTGATTGTAGGGCTTGGGTGTTCATGCTTCCATTTTTGTCAAGAACCTCTTGCGCCTTTTCTAACACCTTGCGTTCATTGAGGCTAAGGCGTTCAGTCTTTGAAATACGATTTGACCAGATTTCATACGATTCTTCATTGCCGTCATTCCAACTCTTGACAAACCTTCGAAACGGTATTGCCAGCGAATCATTGTTCTTCTGCAACATCTCCCAATCAAAATCGGTGAATGGCAATGTGTGAACAAGATCGGGTGAAACTGATGGGAAGGATTTCAACAAAGCCATTCGCTCTTGAACAATCAATGGCTGAATAATCTCAATCAATTCATCTCGACCAGATTTAACGAGCAAATCCATAATTTCATTCCCTTGCATACCGAAATTATCAACAAACCATGTTTTGGTCATGGGCAATGGTGCGTTCCCTGTGTCCAGTTCAACACCTGGTTGCTTATCGCCTCCACCGAGGTTTGACGAATCAAATCCTTCAATTGCTGCTTCCTCACGTGGACTACCTGTTCCTTCCTTTTGTTTTGATGCAGCCTTCTTTTTCTGTTGAAGCAACTTTGCTTCTTGCTGATTATTCTTGATTTCCTGTGAAATCAACTTCTCATCAAGCAACTTTAGGACATCTTCTGGCGATTCAATGCCAAAAACGCCTTCGATCCGACCTTCAAACATTTGCCCACCCTAACCTGTTTTGCCAAACTTCGGCATCCAAAATCACGATGCTATCTCGGTATTCTTTGGTTGCTTGAATGCTCAATGCAAGTGCCATAACCATGTCGTCATGACCGCCCAAACTCTCCATGCGTCCGTTGTCCAACATGGTGAACGTGGAGAGTTCAGTCAATAAAGTGTTCATCAATCTCCGTGTCCCTCCTTCGTCTTTGTAGGGTATTGACAACTTGCCCTGTTCAAATTGCAGTTGGAGGGTATGAATTAAAGCCTCTTTCTTCATTCGGCTCATATTGAAGGGTTTTATCGGCAAATCGCTGATTTCGTTCAGCACTTGATTAAACGCTAATGCGAAGTTGTTTGTTTCAAGTTCAATGATAACAGGATTGAATCTGGCGTTAAGTTCAATGATTTTATCAATTTGTGATGAGAAGTCCATTCCCTTCTCATGGTGTGTGTGGATAATGTGTTTGTTTTTGTTTTCATCAACGGCAACAACCATCATGCACGTATAGTCGGCTCTCCGATCTGCTGAGATTGCAGGATCCCAACCGATGTAATAGTTGTAGGATTCCCCATCATGAGGATAGTAGGACAATGCCAATTCCTCATCCTTGACCTTATTCAAGACCTCTTCAGGGAACAGACTCGCTTCGCTGGCAATCGGTTTGCACAGGTATTCACGTGTGAACGCAATTGATGTCATGTCGTTTCGACGGTTGTTCAATGCTTCCAGCGACCAACGTTCAGGGAACAATGGTTCACCTGTTTGCTCATTGATAGCGGGATATTCACGAACCGCATAGGACTTCAACTTCTTGAGTTCAGCGTAAAGATCGGTATAGGAGAACGGAGTTCCAACAATGCACAGTTGGGCGGTGTGGTGAAGAACAGGGAGAAGTGCGGTGTAAAACCATGATGAAATGTGCTTGAGTTGCGTTTGTGCTTCACTTGACAAAATATCGTCAAGCACTACGATTTGAGGGTGCGCCCCACGAACCGCTTTGCCAACGGACATAGCCGAGATGGATGATTTGTTGGTGAACTTGAACTTCTGTTTCGCCCATCCTCGCTTTGGTTTGAGATGTTGTAGTGCAGGGATGGCTTCAATGAGTTCATTCATTTTGCCCATGTGTTCAATGGATTGGTGCTGACTGTGTGAGAAGAACAGAACTTCTGTTCCTGGGTTGTAAGCCATTTTCCATAGGAGATACACACGGTAAAACACGGACTTGCCATGATCACGGCTGGCAATGATGCAGGTTTTGTTATTGCCTTCGGACAGGTCAAACCATTCCTGATGAAACTTGGTGAGAATCCAAGGGAACTTCTCATCAAACTTGCCACAAATCTCTTCGAAGAAGTATTTGAAGTCCTTTCGCCCCATCTCAAAATCAACCTGTGCTGCAAGTTGATTCATTGCCTCCGACATTTATACCGCCTCACGCATCGGGCTTATCGTCTTTGAAACCCATTCCAAATGCGGCTAAAGTGTCGCCAAGCCTCTTGACCTCTTCCTTTCCTTTTTCCGTCGCCTTTGGTGGACTTGAGATTTTTTCTGCTGCCTGTTGAAGAACTGGATCGTCTTTTTGCGTAGGTTTTTTATTTTCCTCTCTTGCCCTCTTTGCGGCTTGAACGGTGTCAAACATTGCCATTGCTTTTTTGCTCTTTTCATCTAACCTTGAATCGTCCTCTTCAAAAACTGCATCTCGTCCTTCTCTCTTGGCTTTTCTATTTTGAACTCGTCGAAACATTTCGTCTGCTTGATCTTCTTTTGATGGGGCGGATTCATCGGTATTTCTTGCCTCTCTCTCCATTTCAGAATAGGCTTCATTGAATGCTTTTGTATGTTCAGGAGGTTTCTCATCCTCTTGCTCAACATTTTGGGGTTGTTCAGCCTCCTTTGCTCTCAATTTGTCGTTATGTTTTCTCCTTGCTTCGGCTGCTTCGGTTTTTGCCTCTTCAATGCGTCGTTCCTCTTCTTCTTGACCAGCGTATGGCTGAACTGGCTTTGACACAGGGCTTGGAAGAACAGGGGTGTTCTCTCTTGGTGTCGCTTGAACTGTTTGTAAATCATCAGGGTGATCGGTTGAATCCATAATGTCGTCCGTCATATCATTTTCTGGAACGGGAGGCATTGATACGGTTTCTGCAACATTCTCAACAGGGGATGCCTCAGTTGGAACACGTGTTTCTTCAACAGGCATTGAAGGAGGCATAGAAGCCATTGAACCTCTTGCACGTTGAGCCATAATTGGTCCAAGCATTGAGCGTGTTCGGTCTAAGCCACGTTGTCGAACAACATTTCTCCGTTGCTGACGACCTTCCCGCCAGCCTTTGTAAATGAAATCCAACGCATCCTCACGATTTTCCATCGTATCACCTTCGGAGATTGCGGGTTGTGTTTCTTTCTTGAATTGCTTGGCGTTGTGAAATCACATCACGGTAAAACGACATTGACTTTGCGAAACCAGCCGTTCTTTGGAGTCTTTGTTGTGCTTGATTGTAGTTTTGAGTCTGTTCTTGGGACTGTTGGTTTGCCTGTCGCCTTGCACCCGCACCTGTGCTTCCAATTCCTGCGGTTGCCCCAAACGTGGCAATATCCATGATTTTTCCAAAGCCAGAACGGTTCTTCATCCAAGACTGTTTATCAGCACCTTTGCCCTGTTGCACCGTTGCCAAGTCTTGAGCCACCATTCCCTGTTGTGCTGCCGCCTGTGCGTTTGGGTCAATTGCAGGGGTTTGTGCTGGTTGATTGCCAGCATTCGCATTGATTGTGGTTTTTTGGTCAATTTGGTTTGGTTGCCCATCTGGTCCATTTTGGACAGTCGTTGTGGTGGAGTCTGGAATCGCTGACGTTCCCGTTTGTGAACCATCGCCTACGGTTGCTGCCGCAAGATCGGTGCGGGTTGTTTTTTCTCCCGTTGCAGGGTCTTGAACCTCCCCTTGCATGAGAGGGGCTTCTGCACCAGTTGATGGAACTACACCTTTTCCTTGCATACGTGCGGCTTGAGCGTTTCGAGCCTCCTGTTGTTTTGCTGCCGCTTGGTCGTCTATCTCTTGACCGTATTCTGCTTCGGTTTTACCTGATGCGTCCATGTATTTTTGCTTGCCACCAGGCAAGAAACGTTGTGCCAAAGAAGCACCTTGATGCCCTGCGGCTCTTGATTGGTTGTATTGACCGATTTTATTTTTGACACCTTGAACCAAGTTTTGCCCAACGTATTTCTCAATCTGATCATTTGACCATCCTTGCTGATGTAGTCTTGCTCGCAAAATTAAATCATCATTCATTAAAAATCACCTTCACCATTTGAACTTCTTTGTGCGTCATTCCAAACGTCTTTGCTACATTTTCCCAATCGCCACGACTATGATAAATTGAAACAATGTCGGAATTGGGGCGATTCATTTTGTTGGCAATCATTGAAACATCAGCAACAGAACTGATGGACTGAGAGGACTTTGTGAAGATGGTTTGCACCACTTCTTTCTTTGCGATTTCCAACTGAACATTTTCAAGCATTTCAGTCAAAGCCTCTTCATTGGACATATCGGCTTTACCGAATGAAGGAAACAATGATTCGTAGGCATAACCGAGCCTCGTCATTAAATTGTCCAAAAATCCACGTCCCGTATTTTGAACGGCAGGTGCGGTTGAGGGATAAGCGTTTAGGGATTGCATAGGGGGTTGAGGGCGGTTTTGTGGTTGCATTCGTGGCGGGGGCGGTGCTGGACTCGCCACAGGAACAGGAATAGCACTTTGGGTATGTGCATTCTCATCAGGCTTAGGTGGATCGGGGCGAATGGGATATGGAAGCGGTTGTTCTGTTGCTTCTTGAATAGGAGTCTTTGGTGCAACCGTTCCTTGCATTCCGCTTGATTGACCAGTTGGCGAGGGGAAGTCAAACATTGACGGGGGCTTTTCTTCTGGTGGCTTCTCAT